CCGATCTCAGTCGCTCCAAATCCGAGCGACACGTTCTGCGTTGCATCGAGGTTCTTGATATAGACTCCCTTGCGGCTGTTATTCGACGCTACGAGCTGTGCGCTTCCCGTGCCAACGGTACCGGCGGCAGGAGCTGATGCGGTCGATGACTTGCTGTCGTTCAGCGCCATGACCGGCTGAGTCGAAGGTGAAACCGAACCAGCGCGACCCATGATGATTATCTCCTGCGTTCCTGATGTGTACGTTGTGACGCGAACACGCAAGTAACGTGCACCGTGAGTCGGACCAGAGAAGACTGTCGGCGACGATCCTGCTTGGAAGTGCTTTTCTACGCTTGGAACGGACGAGTCTTGCTGAATGGCGTTTGCAACAGCCCAGTTCGTAAGGTCATTCGATACCTCAATCTGCCAAACCGCGTTATAGGTGCCGTAGAACTGTAGGTTCACGTAGGCGATACCTGTGAGGTCTACATATTGCAGACCGGTCTTGTCCCATGTATGTGCGGCCGCTGAGGATGCCGATCCCCTGTCCTTATAGACGAAGGCGTCCTGTGCCATTTGAGATTTGTACATATTAGACGACTTCAAATACTTGAATCGTGCCGCCAGCGACGTCCGAGATGATTGTCCATGCGCCTGTATATGGGAACGTATCCGCACTGAACAGCTCAAGCTCACCGGATCCCTGTTGTTTGAGTGCGTATTCCGTGATGCTCGCGGCTGAGGTACTTGGCCTCAGCCAGATCTTTTGCGTTACGTCAGTTACGACGCAATCAAAGACGATACGTAATCCCTTACGTTGTCCATTGGCCGCGATGAGCGTCGCTGAGGTAAGTGCCGGCGTCACCGTCGTTCTGGTTGCTGAACCAGCGGCGACGGCTCCTTCTTGTCTGTCTGTTTTGTTTTCCATAGAGACTATTCAGTTTCAATGGTTGGCATTGCGTACGCGCCTGCGAGCGTCTTCGTGAGCCCTCCGGTGGTCGACAGGAACCACACGATACCGGTGCTGGCACGCTTGAACTTGCCGTCGTAGTCGAAGCTGAACTCAGTATCCAGTCCGTTTACTTGGTTGATCTTGAGCGGTGGCATGAGGAGCTTTGTCGCATCCAGCGCACCGTTCGCCGGTACGGTCAGCGCGTCGTAGACGTACAAGAAGACATCGGCGGTCGGTGCCGTTTCATCGATATAACCGCTGATTCCGTAGAACTTGCCCGGGGCGGCCTTTACAACACCGCTCGTGGCAAGGGCCGATGGGATAGCGAAGTCGTGCTCGCGCTCCGTGTCTGCCTCGCCAGGTTGTGCCTGCATGGTGAGGTCAACCGATGGGCTGACTGCTGAGCCTTCGTCGAGGACGAACTTTACGCGGAAGAAGGTCAGCAAGTCGCTGATTTCCTCGCGATAGTCACCGTTTGCACTAATGATGATTGCAGGCAAGTCCTGCCAGTCGTCATTGTCGATCGACGTTTGCGGGGTGACCGTAAGGGTCGCGCCGCTTGTGAGGTTTGCTACTTCGAGGAAGAGCTTGACCACTTCGGCTCCGGCATCGAGTTGGAGGTCGTCTGTGACCGTCGATGCAACGCCACCCGAGAGGGTTGCGCCGCTAATGGTCATGGTGCCAGCGTTCGATACGCCGAGTGCCAGAGTGATGGCATTACCCGCCACACCCGGCTCATTGGCCTGCACCGTAATAATGCCGCTTGAAACTGACGAGTTGATGCCAGCAAGGGCTTCGATGAGTACTTCGAGTTCCGTGATGTTGCTGAACTCGTTTGCGCCAGGTGCGCTCGCAACCGCGGTAAAGAGCTGGCCGTCAACAGTAATGGTGTCACCGTTCAAGCCGCCCGTGAGCGTTGCTGCCGATACCGACATCGTGCCAGCGTTGCTTACGCCAAGTACGAGGCCGATCGAGTTACCGGTAGTTCCGCGTGTGGCGTAGGTGATGCTGATCACCGTTCCGTTTTCTGAGGAGTTGAGGTTTGCCACGGCTTCTACGAGTGCCTCGAGTTCGACAATGGATGAAAACTCGTTAGCACCGGCTGTACCGACGACGCAGGTGAACTTCGTACCGCCGACCGTGATCTCGTCGCCGTTCACGCCGCTTGCCGTTACACCCGAGAGACCGGTGCCAGCAATATCGATACCGCCGAGCGCGTTTGAGGTGACCGTCTTGCCGTTGCCGATAGTGCCACGCACGCTCCACTTTGCGGTAACCGTACCGGTACCCGCAGCGGTCCAGTTGCCGAGCGCATCGATAGCGGACGCGATAGATGCGCCGGTTGTGTTGTTATCCACAGCGGCAGTGAACTCCACGCCTTCGGTGAGGACAGTGCCATCAACCGTGAGCGTGGTACCGACGAGCTGTGCAAAGTCTGTAACTTGGATTGCAATCGATGCGTATTCTGCGCCTACCGGCACACCGTAAGTAATCGAGCCCGACGCGAACTCGGCCTCAACGGGGTTACCGTAGATGATTTGGCCGCTCGCGTGCTGGCTGAGGGCAGTTTGGAGGAAGTTGAGGTCGTTCATCATAAGGGCTTTGCTATCTGATTACTCTTGAGCCACGTCGGCTTCCGCGGCGGCTTCTACCGGTGCGGCAGTCAACGTTTCTTTGAGCAACGCCTTGAGCTCATCGAGCGAAGCGTTGCGGTTTGCCTTTGCGCCACGTGCCTTGAGGGCGTCGATGACGTCCTTTTTCGTATCCATTGCGTCGACATCAGCTTCTGTCAACGGAATGATTGTGAGCTCCGGAGCTTCCGTTCCTTCGGCCTCTGTCGCTTCGCCCTGTGCCTCTGGGGCTTCCGATACGGCCTTCTTGGCCTTCTTCGCAATGCGCGCCTTCATACGCGCGTCACGTGCCTCTACTGCTTTCTTGCGGGCGATCTCGTAACCATGAACGACGGGCTTGTCGCCCTTGAGCGTCCACTGGTGCGAGTACGACAGGAGTTTCTTAGCCTGCCATTCCGGCACTTCGACCGTGTCGCCGGTTTTGACGAGGGTCTTTTCACCCTCGTCGCCAATGCGGACAAGGGTCGATTCACCGTGCCACGTGAGCGCGATGGTGTTCTCGCTCTCTACATCTTTCAAAGCGTACTGACTCATAAGGGATTCGTTAGTTATTTCGTCTTTACAGCCCAGCCCCCGAGTTGCCTCGGGAGCTGAATGTCAGGGCGATTAGACCGTGACGTTGATACCGACAGCGACCGACGGATTGTCGAGCGATGCACCACCATCGACGATGGTGAATGCGAAGTCGAAAGTCGCGACGAGACGCCAGCCGTATCCAGGAACACGGACCACTTCGAGCTGGAAGTCCTGACCAAAGCCGTATTGAATAGCCGGCTTGTAGATGGCGAGGATTTGGCCCTTCGTGTTGTTCGAGCCGGTTGCCGAACGCTTACCGTCGGCCTCCGTGAGCTTCACTGCGCGGTGCTGGAGCACGTCCACACCGTACGGAGTCGGGATGATGCCCTTCTGGATCGTGGCGCGGTCACCAGAGTTCGTCATGAGTTCGAACTCGTCGAGGGTGCGCATCTTGGCGGTCACGAAGACTGGCTGGATGAACAGACAATCTTCTGGACGCTCGCCGTACTCACCGAGCACTCCGAGGAGCGCGGCGTAGTCGTCAGCGGCCAAGGTTCCGACGTTCACGGTGTAACTGTTGTTGATACCAAGTTCACGGATACCGTGGTCGATCATGGTCGGAGCGTACTTGGCACCACCCTGCGCGGCGAACGTGGTCGCCGGAGCCTGGTCGTCCGAGTTTACGTTGCCGGTTGCACCAGCTTCCGAGTCACCGTTGATGATGACAAAGTCGACGGTGTAGGCCATGGCATCGGCCAAGCGACGCTTTACGTACTCTTCCGTGTTGACGGCGTTGTACTTGAGCTGGCTGTCCGAGATGTTGACCTCACAGATGAACGGGACCTGTGCGAGCGTCACGTTCATCGTTTCTACCTTGCTCTGGCTGTGGTCGTCCTCGGTCTGCGATGCAGTACCGGTCGTCCACTCGCCCTTACCCTGGAAGAGCAAATCGTCCACCGAGAGACCAACGACCGGGGCCGTGTAGGTCTTCGGGAGCTTGTTGCCATGGAAACCAGGAAGGAGCGGGAGCAAGCGTGCGCGTTGAGGAACAAGGTCGTAGATTTCGCTGGCGAAAACCTCATCTGGGATGAACTCGGCACCGTATCCGGTATTGCCGGTGTGCATCACCTCGTTGGCTTTCTTTTCGACTTCGACGGCCTTACCCACGCCCGCGCTCGCAAGGAGTTTCATCAAATCCATACGATGGGAGAGAGAATAAGTTATTTGAGACCGAACTTCTGCTTGAACCATTCGCTCGTTTGCTTTTTGCGAGCAGGGGCATTTTCAGCCTCCTCCTCGACGCCAAACTGGCGATGGGTCGCGAGCGTCTTCTTGTCAGGCAAGCCGTTGAGCTTTTCCTGCAATCCGTCCGCGCGCTTCTGCTCCTCGTTTGCCCGCTTGTTTTCGGCCGCGAGCGCGTCATGGAGCTTCCGCAGGAACATGATCGTCGCCTTGTCCATCTTCGTCGGTACCTCGCCTTCCTTCGCCTCGCGGACTGCTCCGGCGGCGGCGAAATGGGGGAGGGCGTCGATGACGTCCTTGCTCACGATCAGCTCCTTGCCTTCCGATTCGTCCCCGGACTCGCTACCCTTGTCCGGTTCCGCGTCCGCGTTCGGTTCCTCAGTCGGCTTTTCGCCGCCTTCACCGCCATCGGCCGAGGGTTTCTCACCCTCGTTTTCAACGTCTTCCGGAGGGGTTGTCTTGCCCTCGGATTCATCTTTGATTTCATCGGCCTCGCCAGCTTTTTCTTCTTCCGGTGCATCCTGATGTTCCTCGTCTTCCGCACCTTCATCCTCGTCGGCCTCCGCGAGCGGAGCGGCCTTTTCGGCTTCTGGCTCTACTTCTTCCGTAGGTTTCTCAGGCTCGGACGACTTTGTTTCGTCTTCCGCCCCCTCCACGCCTTCTTCGCCTTCGGCCGGCTTCGTGCCTTCGTCCGCCGCGCCCGACTCGCTTTCGTTATCAGGGACGTTCGACTTGGCATCCATTCCGAACGCCTTGAGAGCGAGCTGACGCGTGAACTGCTCGAGCGACTTGGCGAGGGTGAACAGCGCGCCCGGGTTCGCCGGGGTGCTCACCACGGAAATCTCGACGAGGTCGAGCTCCTTGATGACGCGGATGTTGTTCCAATCCCACATCGAGTCGCCTTCGCCGAGCGGTTCATTGTCCTTGTTGCGGATTTCCGTCTTCGTCGGGATGTACCCGATCGAGAGCGTGCGGAAGAGACCGTTGGACACGTCGTCGGCAGTTTCTTTTTCCTTGACGATACCTTCGACCCATAGACCCTTTTCGGTCACTTCGGCCGATACCCATTCGCCGATCGGACGATCGGAATCGTGCGAGCGGAGCATGATCGGGTTCGTCATGAACTGCTTGAGCGCGCCCTTGAAGGCTTCCGGCTCTACGATGTCGCGATAGCGATCGAGTTGGGGAGTCGAGGCGTATCCACGGATGCGTACTGCACCGTCACCGCCCTCTTGAGAGACTTCCTTGACCGCCATTTGGAAAAAAAACGGCTTGTTCATAGGTTGATCGTTGAATGATTTTTGTTTTTGATGGCGGCCTTTGCTCGATTGTAACACGGCCGCAGTTTGTCAAACAGATATTTGTGCGCTACGTCGGCTCGCCGTTCGTGTCGACGGTGCGGAATGTTGTCACGCATCGGCATCGCGGGTTGCCCGCGCGCGGCGCGTTGTCGTCACCGCTTGGCCACGACTCCTGCATCCCGATCCACCCCTGCTCTTGATTCGCTTGGCACTCGGGAGTGACGCGATCGTCGCCCACGGTTTGCCAGAACTTCTGCACGATCGATCCTGTCTCTTTGATAAACGCCTCGACGATGTCCATGTTGCCTTCGCCGTACGCATGGCCCACCTGATTGACCGCGATCAGTTCGCCGCGCGCCCGGCTGAACACGCCGGCATCCCCTTGCTCCTGGATCAGCTTCGCCGTTTCGCTGTAGCTCCGTCCGGTTTCTGCGCTTTCGATGAGGATGCGCTTGATCTTGTCTTTCGTCTGACG